CAGAGGCTCCGCGTCGAACAGCGGCTACAGAGGCTCCGCGTCGAACAGCGGCTACAGCGGCTCCGCGTCGAACAGCGGCGACAGCGGCTCCGCGTCGAACAGCGGCGACAGAGGCTCCGCATCGAACAGCGGCTACAGCGGCTCCGCGTCGAACAGCGGCTACAGCGGCTCCGCGTCGAACAGCGGCGACAGAGGCTCCGCATCGAACAGCGGCGACAGAGGCGTAGCAGTCATCACCGGTGAGTACAGCACGATCGAGGTTTCGGCCGCTTCGCTCGGGGCCATCACTTCGCAGCGCTGGCAATGGATCGTGAGGCCGGGCGCCGTCGTCGCCTGCCGTTGGCGGGACTCAGAAAGGACATGGCGGCAGAAATTGCTGGTCGCCGACGAACTCGGATTTTCCGACGGCCAGGTCGTCAAATTCCAGGACGGCGAACAAGTCGCCAGATGGAGTTGTTCATAGGTATTGGCCGATTCGCGTCTGAACATTTACGGGCAACCGCAACCCTCAGCGTGAGGAACCCCATGAACGCGCTACTCGCTTCCCAGCTATTCCACGCCGCCGCCAGTGTCGCGGCCGTCGTGTTCGTGATGTGGCTGGTTTCGTAGATCGTGAAATCGCCACGGCCAACGCCAGCGGATCCGCTCCGCTTCGGATCGCTGGTGCAGGTCGACTGCGGGCCCCATCAGGGTGTCGGCGGGATGAAGTGAGTGTGGTGTAAACAGTGAATCAACCGCCGGTCCCGGCCCGAGCGTATGTGGGCGAACGCGGAGGCCGGCCCGGCGGTTGTCTAAGCGGATTATCCCCGACACGGAGTCTCACATGCCACTATCACTCGAACGTCGCGAAGGTGAAGAACTCGTCCTGACCACGGAGACCGGCGAGAACATCGTCGTGCGCGTGGTGAAAATCCGGCGGTGGAAAGTGCTGCTCGCAATCGACGCCCCGCCGTCGGTGGACATCTGGAGGCTGGAGTTGCTACCGCTGGCCGTGCCGCCCGAAGAGACGCCGGTCGGGACCATGATCGGACTGTCGATCAAACGCGAAGGTAAGACTGACGAAGCCGATGCTAGACATGCCTACAGATTAGCGGACGCCATGCTCGCCGAAAGGGCCAAATGACCGCCACCGCACCAATCTGGACAACGGACGTGCCATTCAAGTCGCAGCTCGATGCGCTCATTGAATTCGCGGCTTGCATGCGCTGGCATTGGATCGATGAGTCGCGCGGCCTGTTTCGATTTGAGAAGGGACTGGCGACGTTGCATATTCGGATCGTTGCGGATGAGCATTCGACGTGGGAAGTGATCGGAATTTAACCAGGAGAGACTCATGACGCGTAATGAAGTTTTGCGACGTGCGACCGTATTTTCGTTCGACTACGGTGAGCCCGAATGTGGTGAGTGCGAAGTGCTTGGTGAAGATTCTGCGAGCGGAAAAATCGCTCTCCGCCTCGACGGAAAGATTTTCATCAGCGACCCGGAGCGGTGTTTTGCCGACGGCTCGGTCGCCCGGAAGAAGTGCCGCGATTGCATCTTAGGAATGATCCAATCCTACGAGGAGGACGTGCAGAGATACCGGGACAAGCTCGCCATATTCGACGCGCCGGCCGCGGACCCGGATGACGTTGCCAGCGTGTTCCCGGCCGCCGCGGACTTGAGCGAGGACAACGTACAAACTTTGGCGGGGGTGGTGTGATGAACCGAACCCAATGGCTCGCCGAACGACAGACGTGTATCGGAGCTAGTGACGCTCCGTCGATTATCGGCCTCGGTTGGTCAACAGCCGCCGACGTCTACCGCTCCAAGGTCGAGCCGGTCAAGCCCGACAACCCCACCGGCTATCAGCGTCTCGGCACGGAGTTGGAGGGCTTCATCGGCCGGCTGTATTCGGAGACGATGAACATCGAGGTCAGGCCGTGCGGGTTCGATATCGCGCGCCATCCGGAACGGCCGTGGCAGGGGGCAACGCCAGATTTCATTCGGCCGGACGGACTCTACATGCAGGCCAAGACGCTGGCCGGGTTCGACGGCGAATCGTGGGGGCCATCGGGCACGGATGAGATTCCGCCGGGTTATCGCGCCCAGGTCATCCAAGAAATGGGCGTGACCGGCACCGACATGATCGACCTGGCGGCGCTGTGCCGAATCAGCGGGGAGTTCCGCGTCTATCGGATCGGCTTTGACCGTGGCGTTTGGGATTGGCTGACCGAAGTCGAGGGACGTTTCTGGGGACATGTTGAACGCCGCGAGCCAGTTGGCCCAGAGTGGGAGGAACAATTCGCCGTTCCGCTCCCAATCCTGCAAGAGAAGTCGATCCCCGATCTGGGGCCGGACGCGGCTGCGCTGGTCGCACGCTGGCAGGAGTATGGCGGCATTAAGAAGGAATCGGAAGCCGAATACCAGCGATTGAGCCAGCAGGTCAAGACGCTGATGGGTGAGAACAAGCGAGCCGTCGCCGGCGACTGGAAACTCAACTACGTCATTGTCCCGGCGCACGAGGTCAAAGCATCGCATCGGGTAGCATCATCACACGTTCGGGCATTGCCCGTGAAAGAGAGAATCAAGAAATGAGCACGGCAACAACAAACGCCCCGGTCAAACAGAACGGCCAGCCAGCGGCACAGACGCGAGCGGTCGCACAAATCAAGCCAGACGATTGGGAAAAGCCGACGACCCGCTCGGGCCTGGAAGTCTTCGTTCCGGGTGTAGTCGAGCAATTGGGACGCGCGCTGCCACGCTTTCTCGCCGGGCAAGCGAACCGGCTCATTCGTTGCATGATTACTGAAACGAGCAAGAACCCGGCGCTACTCGACTGCACGCCGCTGAGTTTGTTCGGGGCCGTCATCCAGGCCGGGCAGCTCGGACTCAGCATCGGCGGCGCTTTGGGCGAAGCCTACATCATCCCGTTCGGGGACAGCAAGCTCACCAAAAAGCACGGCCGCGAGATCAAAGTCGCAACGCTCATCATCGGCTACAAGGGCCTGATTCAACTCGGACACCGTTCGGGCGGCATCAAGCGCATCACGCCGGTAGTCGTTCGTCAGGGCGACTTGTTCAACTTTGAACGTGGCATGGATCAAACTCTGACCCACAAGCCACTTCGCAACAATCACAACCGGGTAACAGACTATTACGTCGTCGTCGAACTGATGAACGGCGGCAAGGATTTCGAGACGTTCAGTGTTGAAGACGCCATTGAATTCCGCGACCGCTATTCATCGACGCGTGGCGCTCCGCAATGGCTCAAAGAAAAATCACCCTGGTACGACATCACCCCCGAACGAACCGGTCCGGGCTTCGACGCGATGGCACTCAAGACACTCATCCGCCGGTTCGGGAAACGGCTGCCGCTCTCCGTTGAGTGGAGCACTGCCGTTGCCCTGGATGAGGCCGGCGAGACAGGCACCGATCAATCACTCGGGGCGCTGATCGACATGCCGAGCAACGAACAAGAGCCAGTCGAACGGACGGACGCGCTGCGCAATCGGATGGATAACGCTAAGGTCAACGGACACGAACATCCACCACTCGCCGAAGGCGAAATCACCCCAACGCAAAGCTACGCGATGGAGTTGGAGCAGGCCGAGACGGAAGCCCAATTGGACGCGGTCTATCTCGCGGCCTTCCAGGACCAGGCTGTGAGTAAAAGCGACAAGACCAGAATCGGTACGCTTCGCGACGAGCGGCGGACGGCGATGCGAGACGCGCAAGCGTAGGGGGGTGGCTCGCTCATGATCGTGATTACCAACCACGCATATTCGCACTGGCTCGGCCGCTGCGAGAAATTTGCTGAGGGAATGAGCCGGGCCGAACAGCTCGAATGGATCGTGGCGACGGCTGAGCATGGCCGGCTGCCCACTCGGACGGAGTATCGCGCGCTCCGTTGGTGTTGGTACAAGGTTGCCGGCGGAGCGGCTCGTGGCCGTGATTCGTTCATCGTCAACGACGAGGCCGACGTGGCGTTTTTGCTTGGGTTTTGTGAATCGACAGCGCGGATTATTTCGTGCATTTTGATATCGGCTGCGCTAGCGGACTACGAATCCAGGCCGCGAAGGGCTGGGAAGACGATTCGAGAATGGCGGGGTCTGCGTGGCTACAAGCGGGCGATTGCGCGAGCGTGAAACATCCTTTGGATTGGAGCGGAGATTTATGGCTGAGAATTCCAAGATCGAATGGGCCGATCACAGGTTCAGCCCGTGGAACGGCACGCGCGTCGTGGCCAGCGAATCAATGTGGCGCGAGCCGCTGAAGTGGGACCGCATCGCGAAACTGGCCGATGAACTGTGGGTTGCGGTAGGTGGTGAGCCGGGAATTCCAGGCACTCGCCAGCACGACGGCAGAACAGTGGTTTATCACGGCCGTCCCCGAGTGTTCTGCGCATCGCTGGCGGACGTGTTCGAGGATTGGACGGGGCCGATGCACGGACCAAAAGGCGGAATCTCTCACACAAACGGCGGCGACTGGCGGATCAACGAATCGTCTCGTCCTCTTACCATGCGAGACGTCCGCCGCCGCCTCTTCGCCCTGATCGACGCGACTCCGAATCTAGACTGGCTGCTGCTAACCAAACGACCGGAGAACGTGCTTCGTATGCTGCCGCCTCTGCAAAACTCAAAAGTCCTTGGCGCGTATACAGCGATGGAAGTCATGACCCGGCCCAACGTTTGGCTCGGCGTCTCCGTCGAGGACCAGAAGCAGGCCGACGAGCGGATTCCGATACTCCTACAGACGCCGGCGGCCGTGCGGTTCCTGTCGTGCGAGCCGTTGATCGAGAACCTGGGAGAACTCGATCTGACCGGCATTCACTGGGTTATCGTTGGCGGAGGAAGTGGCAAAGGCGCACGGCCGATGCAAGCCGAGTGGGCACAATCGATCCGCGACAAATGCCAGGCGGCTGGCGTGCCATTCTTCTTCAAGCAATGGGGCGAGTTCTTGCCGCCGAATCAGGACGGCTCGGTCCGAAAAACAAATGGCGGCACGTTGCAAGTCCTCAATTGCTCTGACTCGACGGACCGCGTCGGAAAGAAAGCCGCCGGCCGATTGCTCGACGGCCGGGAGTGGAGCGAGTTCCCGGAGGCTGCCCACGCATGAAAACCAAACGCTCCACAATCCCGGCCACGTACACTCGCGCCCGACAGATTCGTCATTGGGGTACGACGTACACCGTCACCCCGGCCGTGGTCGATGTTAAGCTCGGCAACGGCCGGCAATTGCTGGCCGTCACACCGCTCAACACGCGGCCGAATTACTACCTGATTCGGGTGTCGTCGGCGTGGATCGGCGACAAAATACACGACCACCTTGACGAGATTTACGACGCGATCATCGACCAGTACGGCGAGAAGGAACGCGAGCGGGAATATCTAATCGAGGATTTGCGGGAGCGCGGCATCGAGCCGACTGCCGCGAACACGGACCTGGCCGGCAACGAAGACCGGCTCGACTGGCCCGTGCTGAGCCTGGACAGCGGATGTGCCTGGGAAACCGTGGCCGTGCTGAAGGGTGGGAAGTGGGCTTGAACTTCCCCGCCGCCAACGCCGAATGCAACATCGCGATAGCTCGCGGCTGGCTCGCCACTGCCGAGTCGAGAGAAGACATGCCGGCCGCTTCCTTGTTGCTCGGGCTGATCGATCGCTGGCAGTTCTTAGGTCTCAGGCGGGATGAGTTTGTGCTGCGGCTGGCGGATCGAGTGTACCGGGCTCATTGTGTGATAGCCAAGTTGGCTGAACGGAAAGAGGTACGAGCGAAATGACCGCGACACTAACGCCACCGCTGAAGTGGCACGGCGGCAAACACGATCTTGCCAAGTGGATCATCGGCTTAATGCCGCCACGATGCAAGAACCCGAACAATCCTGACCAAGACGATGCGGGATGGCTGCACTACGTCGAGCCGTATTTCGGCGGCGGGTCGGTGCTGCTCGCCAACGATCCGGAGGGGATTAGCGAAGTTGTGAATGATCTGAACATGGGCCTCGTGCGATTCTGGAAGGTGCTTAGCGGTCCGAAGTTATTTGAGCAATTCCAACGTGCAATCGAGGCTACGCCTTTTAGCGAAGACTATTGGAAACAAGCCAAAACATCAGAGTTCGCGCAAGACTGGGATAATCGGCCGATCGCGGCGGCTGTTGGATTCTTCGTCCGCTGTCGCCAATCGCTTGCCGGTCGCATGGACTCGTTCGCCAGCATCACCCGCAACCGAACCCGTCGCGGGATGAATGAGCAAGTCAGCGCGTGGCTCAACTGCATCGAAGGCTTGCCGGCCGTTCACGCTCGATTGAAACGAGTGCTGATCCTGAACAAGCCGGCTCTGGAAGTGATTCGCAAAGAGGACGGGCCGCGCACTCTGTTTTATTTGGACCCGCCCTATCTGCATGAAACTCGGGCGACGACGAAAGAATACGGCGAAAACGAGATGACGTGGGAGCAGCATCACGAGCTACTTGATGTGCTTGCCAAAATCAAGGGCCGATTCCTTTTGAGCGGCTATCGATCTTCGCTCTATGAGAACTACGCCAAGCCTGAAAACAACAATTGGACCCGACACGAAATGAAGATCAACAATCACGCGGCTGGCGGCAAGACGAAACGTGTGATGACAGAATGCTTATGGACGAACTATTGAGGCACGATCCTTCGAAGCCCGCATGGATCGGCTGGCGCCGGGCCCGCGGAGAGCCCTGGAAGTCCGTCAGCGAAGGCGCTACGGAGCGGGAAGCGTCGGAGCGGCTGTTGGCCGTGGCGGGCCGGAGAGAAGCCTTGACTGACCTATTCGGCGAACCAACGATAGTACGCGACGGCATGCGCCGCGAAGCCGTCATCAGTCCGTGCGGCTGTTACCGCTACCGGCTCACTCGCCAATGGGCCGACGGTGCTGTTGTGTGTTTCGTGATGCTCAATCCGAGCACGGCCGACGGCGATGTTGATGACCCGACGATTCGCCGCTGCATTGCATTCGCTAAATCGTGGGGCTTCGCTGGCATCGAGGTTGTCAATTTGTATGCGTGGCGAGCCACTGACCCCAAAGAGTTGGACGAAATCGACCATGCAATCAGTCCGGACAATGACCGATGGATCGAAGAGACAGCAAGGTCGTGCGCGTTGGTGGTCGCGGCCTGGGGAGCGTGTCGCGGGGAACATTGGATCGAGGCCGATCGTGTGTCGGGCGATTTGCAGTCGTTTGGCGTGCCAGTGAAGTGTCTGGGTCTGACCAAAGGCGGGCAGCCAAGGCACCCGCTGTACGTGCGGGGCGATGCGAAGTTGATCGATTACGACGGAGAGTAACCGTGAGAGTCAGCAAGGAACAAGAGCGTGCATGTTTGGCCTTGGAAGCAGGCCGCGCTGCCGTTGCGCCGATCGAGTCGCGCATCGACGAAGATGAATTTCAGGCGATGGTCAAAGCGGAAGCGGTGCGGTGCGGATGGCTCTACTACCACACGCGAGACAGCCGGAAAAGCGACAAGGGATTTCCGGACACGATTCTGATTCACGAGGGACGGCGGCTGCTGATCGCCGCGGAGCTGAAGGTCGGCGGCAAGCAGCCTACGGGCGATCAGCAAACGTGGCTGGAGGCGTTCCAGGCGGTCGAGACGGTGCGGGCGGACGTTTGGCGGCCGGAAGACTGGGCGCTGGTGTGTGCGATGCTCAGGGGCGACAGGTAGCAACAGGGAGGCGGATTGTGGCACGGGTGAACGTGGAGCAGAAGGCCCTGACCGACCCGCGGTTCTATCGCCTTGGAATTGAGCTTGGCGCTGTTGCCGAGCACGCTCAGGCCGTCGGCCTGTTCACCATGATCCGCATTTGGAACGAGTGCGCGGAGCGCGAAAGATACGCTTTAGAGGACTGGATAATTGACTCAATAGCTGGGGTCGAGTTGGGCGCTCAGAAAGTGAAAAGCTGCGCGCTGATTTCTCGGTTGCGTGATAACCTAATGCGGGTCAAAGGCACAAAAGGTAGGACTGACTACTTAGGCCAAAAACGACGTAACGCCAAGAAGAATGGGCGCTTAGGCGGACGCCCAAAGAAAACCGACGTTGGTTCTGAAAATAACCAACGTCGCTTTCCCCAGGAAACCCCTCCTGCTCCTGCTCCTGCTCCTGCTCCTGCTCTTAAAGACAAAGACCCCCCTAACCCCCCAAAGGGGGGAACCGTTTCGTTGCCTTCTCATGATGAGTTTCTCCAGACCTGGAACGCTTCAGCCGAATCCAACCGCTGGCGTCTCTGTCGCGAGCTAACGCAAGGTCGAAAGAAAGCTCTGAAGGCGAGATTATGCGATTTGTTTTGGCGCGAAAACTGGGAGAGCGCTTTGAGGCGCGTCGCTCCAGTTCCCGGATTGCGGGGCCAGAACGAGCAGAATTGGATTGCGAACGTCGATTGGTTCCTGCGGCCTCAAACGGTCGCGAAAATCGTGGAGGGCTTTTACGACGGCTGGAAACCCGGCAAGGCGGACAATGGCCCGATCCTTCCCAAGACCTCTCCCGATGAGCGTCGTCGCATGCGCGAGGAAGCGAACAGGCCGATCGAAGTGGTTCCGAATCTTGCTGGGGCACTCGATGCGCTCGTCAAGGGAATTCCCGGCGTATCGCCAGTGAAACCGGTGGAGGAGGCATGACCTACCCGCTCTACTTCGCCTGGGAAAACAACCCGCGCCGCGCGGAACTGTTCAAGCGGCGCTGCCGGGTCATCGCGAGGGGAACGATGAACAGCGTTCTCATCGAGTTTGAATCTGGCGAGCGAGTCGTGACAAGTCGATACGCGGCGAGGAAACCCCACAGTCCGAAGCCGCCGACCGGGCTTTCACCCGAACACATTCCAGCCATAGTTTGCTAATCTCGGCGCATGCCGCTGACGCCGCTGCAACAGCGATTTGTCGACGAGTACCCTGCTGTTCTCAACCAGACGGAAGCGTACCGCCGAGCTGGCGGCAAGGCGAAGGGTCACTCGGCCGAGCAGCAAGCGTCGCGGATGATGAGGAACCGTGAGGTAAAGAAGGCGATAGATTTTGCTCTGGAAGAACTCGGCAAGCGGAGTAAAGTGACCGCGGACATGGTTGTCAATGAGCTTCGCCGCATCGCTTTTCTCGACCCGCGCAAGGTGATGAGCTGGGGACCAAAAGGGGTGACCTTTGTTGCGTCGAGTCGGCTCACCGAGGACGAGGCCGCGTGTGTTACCGAGGCGAGCGAGACGATCACCGAGGCCGGCGGCACGATCCGAGTAAAGCTCGCCGACAAGCTCGGCGCCTTGAACACGCTCGCCAGGCACCTGGGTATGCTGGGCGACAAGCCGCCAGGCGCCACAGTCAACGTCAACGTCGGTCAGTATCCTTTCGAACCATCCAAACTGAATGACGATCAGCTCCGCCAATTCCGCGACCTCCTGGCGGCCGCCGGTGGGCCTGGATATGAACGCGGCGAGGCAGGCGGTTGAAGAGGAACTAGCCCGTCGAAATGTTTTCGATTTTGCCAAGTTCATCGCTCCCGAGTCCTACGTCTGGGGCTGGCACCACGCTCTGCTCTATCGCTACCTCGACGACTTCGCCAAAGGGAAACGCCGGCGGGTCATCATCGAGATGCCCCCCGGCCACGGCAAATCCGAGGGCTGCTCGCGCAACCTGCCCGCGTTCATCTTCGGCAACGATCCCGACTGCCGCGTGATTGCGTGCTCGTACACGCAGGACCTGGCCGCGGAAATGAACCGCGACGTGCAGCGGATCATGGACAGCGAGGTCTACGGCCGGCTGTTCCCCAAGGTGCGACTCGGCGGCGAAAACGTGCGGGCGCTCGCTGGCAAGCCGAGGCGCAACTCGGACGTGTTCGACATCCCTGGCCGGCGCGGCGTCTACAAGGGCGCCGGCGTCGGCGTGGGCATCGGCGGGCGACGATTCGACCTCGGCATCATCGACGATCCGATCAAGGACCGTGAGGAAGCCAACTCGGCCGCCCACCGCGAACGGATCTGGCGTTGGTACACCGGCGTGTTCTGGCGACGCCAGGCGAAGGACGCCGGGATCCTCATCACCACGACCAGGTGGCACGAGGATGACATCGTTGGCCGGATCAAGCGGAAGATGGCGACGGGCGAGTGTGAGCCTTACGACGTGCTCACATTGCCGGGCCTGGCGACGGACAAGCGGCACCCAGACGATCCACGCAAGCCAGGCGAGGCGTTGTGGCCCTGGTTCCGATCGCGGGAGGAATTCGAGCAGGCGCGATTGACGGAGCCGCGCGACTTTGCTTCGCTCGATCAGCAGGATCCGCGGGCCGAGGGCGGAACAGAGTGGGGCGCCGAATGCTTTCCCGCCTCGATCTGGTTCGACGACTGGCCTCACCCAGATCAAATCACGCTCCTGGTGATCGCCCTAGACCCTTCGAAGGGCAAGGACGCGAAGCACGGGGACTACTCGGCGTTCGTCGCCCTGGCCCGCACCAAGGACGGCAAGCTGTGGGTCGAGTGCGACATGGCTCGCCGGCCGACGCCGCGGATCGTCGAGGACGGGATTGAGTTTGCCCGCCGGCTGCAAGAGGAAACGGGCAAGACGCTCGACGGCTTCGGTTGCGAGTCCGACCAGTTCCAGGAGCTGCTCGCGGACCTGTTCATTCGGATCTGCAAAGAGCGGGGGTTCATGCTGCCCATCTTCAAGCTGACCACGGGCGGAACGAATAAGCATGTTCGCATACGTCGCATGTCCGCCGATATCACGGGCTTAAATGTTAGATTCAGAGCGACGCCGGGAACTCGGCTGCTCGTGAGGCAGCTAGAAGAGTTCCCGAACGCTGACCACGACGACGGTCCGGACGGGTTCGAGTACGCGAAGCGGTTGGGTGTTCACCTGTGGAACGGCAAAGCAAAGGGCAAACGATGAGCGACCGCAACGGCACTACCCATCCGCCCGCCGGCGACACTCGACGTCAGCTCCGCGAGCAACGCGCCGCCAATGCGCTGATCGTCGAGCAAATGAAGGGTAATCGCCTCAAGCGAGCGAAGGACCGCATGGAGGCGACGTACGACTGGGTGACGCCGTACGTCGACCTGGTCGACCGTGCGCGGAAGGACCCGGCGTTCGCGGGCCCGGCCGGTGCGTGGATGCGTCGCTACGGTCGCAACTATCCGATCTACCAGACCGAACAGGAGCTCGGCGCCTACCGGGCTGGCGCTCGCGTATTGCTTGCCACGAACAGCTACGCGATTGGTTTGCAAGAGGGGCTTTGTAGTTACGTCATCGGCCAGGGCTTCACCTACCGCTCCACTGCGAAGCCGACAACAAAGGTTCCCGACGGACTAGTGGACGCGTGCCAATCGGCCATCGATGAGTTCATGCAGCGCGAGCAATGGTATGGTGGTGAGCAACCGGGCTTGGAGGAAGAGCTATTTAACCGATCGTGCGAAGACGGCGAGTGGTTTCTCGATCACACTTGCGACGAGTCTGGCTACACCACTGTCCGAACAGTAGAGCCGGAGCAGGTGACCAAGCCGCCCGACGGAGATCCGCTTGATTACTCGTTCGGAGTCCGCACAGCGAGAAACGACGTGCAGAAGCCGCTCGGCTACTTTGTGTTCTGGGGCGACAACCCATCGGAAGGCGAAGAGATCAGACCTGACGACCTGATTCACTTGCGCCGCAACGTGAAGCGGTCTATGAAACGCGGGATGACGGACTACTGTTTCGATATGTACGATTCGCTCGAGCTGTCGAGTCGGCTGCGGACGAACATGACCGATGCAGCCGCCCAGCAAGCGGCGATCGTCGGCGTCCGCGAACACGCGACGGCGAGCAAGGACGACATCCAGGCGTTCGTTGACGGCGAGGCGGACTTCACTGCCGCTGACGGCCGGGGAGCATCGGCAACCGGCGCGCAAGTCCCAAACCGTTACTACGACCGCGGGCGATGGGAGGACGTGGCGGAAGGGCTCAAATACGTCCCCGGCCCGATCGCCGGCAACGCCCCGATTCACATCCAGATTCTGCAAGCGTGCCTGCGTGGGGCGTGCGTGAAGTGGAACGCCTTCGAATGGCTCGGATCGGCCGACGCATCGAACAATAGTTACGCCAATGCGCTGAGTGCCGAATCGCCATTCTCCCGCCGTGTGATTCGCGTTCAGCGGCCATGCAGGGAAGCCCACAAACGGACAATGCTGATCGTGCTTCGCAACCGGGCGGAGGCTGGCACGCTGATCGCCGCCGGCCGCGCTTGGAGCTGGGACGAAGTCCAGGCGTTGATCGAGGTGCAGGTCGAAGCTCCGTCGCCGGTCGTGCGGAACAAGCTGGAAGAAACTCAGCGGGCCGCGATCGAGATCCCGCTCAGCGTGGACAGTCGGCAGCGTTACTGCCAGGAGCAGGGACGCGACTACGATCAGATCGCTCAGGACAACGAGGAGTTCATGGATGAAACCGGCGGGACTGGCGGCATCTTGCCGATACCAGGGATGCCAGGCGTCCCCGGAGCGAACCCGCCAACGGCGACACCGACCGTGACAGGTAAAGGCCCGGCAACGCTGCCTGACATTCGCCAGCGCAGCAACTTCGACTGTGGGCCGGCGGCAATGCGGTCTATCCTCGCACACTACGGAATCGAGCGGACGCAAGAGGAGCTAATCCAGGACCTCGGAACGACGGTCGCCGACGGCACCGACTTGGCACGCATCACCGACTACGCCGACGCGTGCGGACTTCAGGTCGCTCGTTACTCTCGCGCGACGATTGACGATCTTCGCCGGCTGACCGCGTGGGGCTGGCCGTGCCTGGTGCCGATCCAATCGTCGGGCTCGTCGCGGGTCGATCAGGAACAGCTCGCGGCCGGCCACTACGTTGTCGTGACGGCGGTCGAAGGCGACAGCGTGATCTATCAAGACCCGCTTGCCGGGCCGCGACGATTGAATGTCCACGAGTTTGCCAATCTCTGGTACGATCGCGACGCCGACGGCACGGCTCACCGTCGCGTCATCGCCGCCATCGGGCCGCCGCAACAATGACCCGACTCCGCACGCCATCGCGCTTACGCTCCGCGCTGGGCCACGATCAGCACAAACTGGTCAGCCATGCCAACGGAGCGGCCGACGCTGCCGAGCGTGTCGTCCGCGAAGTCTGGGACGAGTTGCTCGCGGCCATGAAGCATGGCGGGCATCCGTCGGCGATTGCCGTCCGCGTCAGTCGCATTCTCAAGGGCCTGGCTAATCGCATCACGGCCGGGCTGGCCGAGGACTTCCGCCGCGTCGCCCGTGAAGCTCACTCACTCACAGTCGATTCGCTGGCGGAGAAACTGCCCGAGCACGTCAAGGAACGAGCGATGCGCGAGGAAGGCGAGTTGCAGGAAGCGATCAGTGCCTCAGAGTTCTCGGCCAAGATCATCCCGGCGCCGTCCGAATTCACGGTCAACGGCATTATTTTTCAAAGCGACTGGCGGGCACGCATCGACGCGCTGACTCACTTGGCGTCGCCCGACCTCTTGAGCGGCATCATTTCGGCCGGGTTCGCCGAAGGCAAAACGATAGCCGAGATTGCGAAGGACGTCCGACCGGCCGTGCAGGGCGTACAGTCATCGGCGCGTCGAGTGGCTCGCACCGAGGGCGTGCGGGTTGCGCACGAGGTGCAGATGGAGGCGTACGATCAACTCGGCGACTTGGTCATTGCCTACCAGATTCATGCGGTCCACGGGAACCCTTACTCGCGCGAATGGCACGTGAAGCGCGACGGGACCGTTTACTACAAGAAACCGGGACCGGGCCAGAAGGGGTTCGACAAGATGCCGCGGCCACCGATGGAGGCACCGGACGTATCAGAGCGGCCGGCGGGGACGCCGCAGGTGGCTCCGAACTGCATCTTGCCAGGGGCGATTGTCGAGGGGACTTTCGAGGCAGCGTCAAAAGCCAGGTATGCGGGGCAAGCCGTCGATATCAAAACGCGGATGGGTCGCACGCTTTCCGTGACGATCAATCACCCCGTACTCACCACGGGTGGATTCGTCGCGGCGGGCCAACTCAAGGAAGGCGACCAACTTGTATGCCACGTCGGGGAAGACCAGCTCGCCTTGCCGTCGGTGGACGAACAAAATGGCCCAACCTTGATCCAAGAGGCTTTTCGTTCGTTTGAGCAACTTGGTGCGACGAGCGTAGAACGCTGCACCGTCTTCGATTTCCACGGCGACGCGCGGGATTTCGTCGAACGACAGGTCGAGATTGTAGGGGCCTACGGCAAGCTGCGGAGTGACCTTGATTCCCAGGCCACGGACGGCACCAACGAGAGCGTCGTCCGACGGACAGGATCGGATCAGTGTGGCTTGGTTGAAAGCAGCCCTCTTGAGCTTCGTCTCGTCAGTGTCCTTCATGCCGCGACGGGCGACATGCGCGGCCGCGACCCAACGCTTACGAGTGGCGGGAGCGACCCGGCGGTTCTTCGCCAATTGCGATTCGGACGGGCTGCGGAGCTGGACGCCAGCCGCTATGAAAATCCGGTAGAGTCCGGCGGCGGGCTTGTGGGGGTAAGCCGGTTGCCCACGACTGATGCCGAGTTCATCGGCAAGTTGTTTCATAGATTCGCCGGCCAGATAGCGACGGATGATCTTGTCGAGATTCGGCACTTCGATTTTGCGGGACACGTCTACGATCTCCAGAGCCCCTTTGGGTGGATCGTAGCAGATAGCATCTTCATTAGCAATTGCTTGTGTTATCTTACTCCCGTCTTGGATATCTGACGCCGGTGTTGGACCTATGACGAGTCCGCCGTCGTCATCGATAGAGAGTCTGATCGCGCCCATGCCCGGAATTCTACACCGCTGCCGGCGCATAATCCCTCCCCCCTTTGTTCTAATCCCTACATGGCCGCCACCGCGACGAAAACGCGCAACCGAAGTTTCCGCCGCGCAGCGTGGCTTGCGGTCGCCCGTGGCCGCGAGCTTGCCGAGACGATGGAAGGCGAACGCTCGCCGCTGAAGGTCGACAAGGACAAGGGGATCATTTACGGGGTCAAGGTCCTCGGCCGCAACAGCAACAACGTCTACGACGAAAACGCGCCGGCCGGCACAGAGTACACGCCCGACGCGATGCGAAAAGCAGTGGACCTGTACGAGGGCGTCACAGTCCGCGTCAACCATCCAACCGACCGCCGCAACCCCGGTGTCTCACGCGACGTTCACGATACCTTCGGCCAACTCCGCAATGTGCGATTCGAGAACGACTCGTTGCGTGCGGATTTGCACTACCTGAAATCTCACGACCTTGCCGAAACAGTCGTCGAGGACGTGGAACGCGGCCTCGGCGTTTATGGCCTCAGCCACAACGCGCGGGCAGGCAGAGAGACGGTCAAGAATGGCCGTCTCTTGATTGAGGAAATTAAACTGGTGCGGTCCGTCGACCTGGTCGATAAGCCGGCCACGAACCGCAATCTCTGGGAGTCTCAGGCCATGCCAGCGAAGAACCTCCGCGAGCTGCTCGAAGCCGCAATGCCGAAGCTCAGCAAGAAGCGCAAGGCATGGGCCAAGAACCTGCTCGAAGACGACACACCCGTCGCCACGGCCGCGATGGACGCGCCGATGGACGACACGCCGGCCGATCCGGCCGACGCGCTGGCAGCCGGCTTCCGCGCCGCCATCGTCGCCGTTCTCGACAGCGACGGCGACATCAAGAGCAAAATCAAGAAGATCGCGGACCTGCTGAAGACCGAGGAGAAGCTGCTCGCGACCGAAGACCCCGCCGACGTACCAACGGAAACGGCCGAGGAAGAGGAAGATTCCAAGGCCAAGAAGGACGGCATGACCGAGGGCGACGAAGGCGGCGACGCAGACAAGAAAGACAAGACCGAATCGCTCCGCATCCGGCTCGAAACGATGGAGCGCAAGGACAAGGCCCGCGACCTATGCGAGTCACTCGGTTTCACGCCGACCAAAGAGCAGCTCGCCGATTTGCTCGGCATCACGGCGGCCGCGACCCAGAAGCGAGTTGCCGAGGCGTACAAACTGGCCAACGCCGGCGGCGAGGCAAAGCCGGGCCGAGGTCCGCGCAGTCGAACGCCGAGCGGTACCGGCCGCAACGTCGCCGAGTCCCGAGGCGGAACGACGGCGAACGGTGCCCCGAAGCTGCCGGCAACCGTGAAGGGGCTGCTCAACCGCTTCCGCTGATCGACCGACCGAACCACGTACAAGCGTCTGCACCCGACCAAACGAACGACCGACGGAGTTGACCGATGAGCATCAAAGAAGCCCTCTGCGATAACCGCAACGCGGTCGGCCCGTTCCCGGCGTCCACGGCCGTGGCCGTCGGCGACTTGCTATGGTTCGACTCCGCCGCCGGCGTGTTCAAGACGGCCTCGGCCCGGCCCGACCTCGGCTCGCTCGTGCTCAACCAGCGCGACTTTGCCGACCTGTTCGCCGGCGTCATGGTCGATCAACGGCTGGCGGCGGAAACGAGTACGGGGAACGACTCGCGGCGAACGATTGTCGCCGACGGCATCTTCGACGCGGACTGCCCGTCTCTGACGTGGGAGTTCGGCGATTACGTGGCCGTGGACCGATCCGCCACGCCCTTGAATTACAACCAGCAAGTCAACAAGGTAAGCAACCCAGCGCTCGCAATCGGTATCTGCGTCAAGCGCGAGCCGTCGGCCGTAACGAAGGTCCGCTGCCGGCTGGTGAGCAAGTGGGTTCTTGCCGAGCCGTTCATGCGGCGTCGCGGCATCGGTGGATTCCAGGGCACGGCCTCTACGGCGATGGCCGACGCGGCAACGGTTCTTACTGTCGCTAGCAACCCGGTTCAGACGATGGTTCCGACGGCCGCCCGCAACGTTGATCTGCCTGCCGAGGCTCAGTCCGCCGGACTCGTGTTCTACATCGTGAACAACTCGGGCGGTGCCAACTCCATCACCGTTCGCAACCCGGCTGCCGGCACGGTGAAGGTTGTGGCCCAGAACGGCCGCGGCATCTTCTGGTGCGATGGCACCACCTGGTTCGGCATCACGGCCGTCTGATCCGGCCAACGCGTAAACGATAGCGGGCGCATTGCCGCCCATGACAACCGAACGAAGAGACAACCGACCCGAGGCGAGCCATGCCATTTCGCAAGTCCGACGTCCGCGACCTGTTCGAGTCCCACTGCCACGGGGACGCGCAACAGTTCGTTCGGGAAACCTGTCACCTGATGGGCCTGACCGATCGGGACGGCTGCCGGCACGTGGACTCCAACGGATCGCCGAAGTTCGGCGACGTCATGGAGGCCGACGGCACTACGTCTGCCGGCGGGCGGCTCAAGCCGTCCTCGTTCTCGTTCAATGCGCTTGGCCGCGGACTGCTCGGCGACGATCTGTTCGAGGATCTCTATGAGCCAGGCAGCAAGAAGCTCGGGGCCGCACTCGGCAGTATGCGCACCGACCTTTTGGAAGCCGGTGAAGGCGCGGTCGGGCCTGGCGCTTACGCGAACGTGAATGCGTTCACTGCCGTCATCGCGGGCCTGCTCGAAATCAGTGTGATGGAGGGCTGGCAGAATCCGGCCTTCATCGCCGACGTGCTGGCACCCGCCGACGCGACCAAAATGTTCGACGGCCGCAAGGTGATCGGCTCGAGTCGCATCGGCGACGCGGCTGAAGAGCGGCTGCCAGGCATGCCGACGAAGCGTGTGCAGGTCGGCGAGCGCTGGATCACCCAGCCACGCACGGTCGAGAACGCCCTGTCCGTCGAAGTGACCCAGGAAATGGTGTTCCTTGACCTGACCGGCCAGGCCGTCACTGAGGCGCAAGACCTCGGAACGTGGCTCGGCTACCGCAAGGAAGTCCGCTGCATCGACGCCTTCATTGGTGTCAACAACACGTACTCGTTCATGGGGACGTCGTTCAATACGTACCAGGTCGCTGGCACGTGGGACAACGACGTGGCCTCTAACGAGTTGCTCCACGAAGCGAACATGGAGACGGTGCTCATCAAATTCCGGAACATGGTCGATCCGCAATCGCTGACGCCAGTCCTGATCCAGCCCAACGCCGTGCTGGTCAACATGGGCAAGATGCGAGCGGCTCGCCAGACGTTCGGCGACCTGGCCGTCGGCGTGCAGTACCGCGACGCGCCGGGCGCAGTCGCGACGCCGCAGTACGTTCGCGTTGGCGAGGCCGCGTACAAGGGCCAGTTCAACATCATCACCAGCCCGATCGTGTACAACCGCTGCGTCGCGGCCGACGGGCTCAACCTGTCCGCCGTCAATGCGGAAAAATACTGGTGGGCGTTCGAGTCGGGCAAGGCCCTCAAGTACGCCCAGAACTGGCCGCTACGCGTTCAGCAGGCCGTCCCGAACACGGTCGAGATGATCGACCGCGGCATCGTTCTCTACGCCAAGGCCGATGAGCGCGGCATCCCGTTCTGGTACGAACCGCGGCGAGTCGTGCGATCCAAGAACTAATCCGCCGGCGACGGCGATCGCGGACAGGCAACTTTCGAGGGGAACATGGCGAGAAACCGAAACAGGTCCGAAGCTGACGACTTCGAGGACGAACCCCTCGACACGATCGTTGGCGCCACGGGCGACGGCGAAGACACGGTCGCGACGGCCGATGCATCGGAGTTCGCCGCCATGAAGGCCCGCGTGGCCGAACTGGAGGCCGAGAACGCGGCCCTCAAGGCACCGGCAATCGCAACGCCAACCCCGGCGATCGCTGGGAGCTTGCGACGCTTCAACGTCGGCCTGAAGCACGTGCCGTCCCGCGTTGTCGAGGCCTACGACGAGGCCAACGCCCAGCTTGCGTTCAAAGTCGAATCCGGCGTTATCTCGTCGGAGCACCCGTTCGAAGTCGGCGAAGTGCCGCTCGACACGCCGCTGACCAAAGACGTGTTGGCCGCTGGCGTCGCGTGAGGAAGGGCGAATCGTGGCTGCCAGTACCGACGCTGCGTCCCTGATCGCCCTGCGCACGAAGTTCGTGACGCTGCTGACGACCGAGACCGATTACCAGATCGCCAACGGACCGAAGCCCAGCTACTCGCTCGACGGCGAAACGATGAACTGGGACCAGTGGCGAGACGGGATGCTGGAGCGGATCGACAAGGTCACCGGGATCATCCAGAAATTGCAGGGCCCGATCCTGATCCGCAGCCGTGGGAGAGCTTGAGTGATTCCTTCCGTCCCGATCAGTTTTGCAGCCGGCGGCGACTCGACGATCGTCGCCGCCAAGCCTGGTCTAAAAATCCGGGTCGTGAACTTCATGCTCGTTGCGGCCGGCGCTGTCGTCGCGAAATTCAAGGGCACGGGTGGAGCGGACCTTACCGGGCCAATGACAATGGCCACGGGCGGCCAGATCACCCCGAGTTTCGCCGGCATGGAGCTTAGCGGCCTGTCGGGCCACTTTGAGACGCCGGTCGGCGAAGGGCTCGTTCTCAACACGAGCGGCGCCGTTCAGGTGAGTGGGTGGGTCAACTATGTCGTTGTCGCGCACTGACGGTCCAAACGACGATACGGCCGAACTCGTGCCGATCGCCAAGATCGCGGAAGTGGACAAGCCCGAAGAGATTCACGGGCCGCCGCCGCCCGAAGTACACGTAGACCCGAAGACAGGTAGGCTGCCGTTCGGGTGGGAGTTTGCGGACGACTGATAGCGAACCTTGTGGAGTACATATGCCGAAGCTGAACTACAAGATCATCGGCCGCACTACGACGAAGGTCGGCGAGCATCTGATCGACTGCGTGGCCGTCGAGTGGACGCACGACGATGGCCCGGTGACCGACACGGTCTTACTGCCAACCTCCCATCCGCCGATCCATCCGAGCATGGGCGAAATGAAATTCGAGGCCGTTCCCGACGGACAACGCGACGTGATCCACGACCAGATCAACGTGCCCAGTGGCACTCCCGATTCGATCGTCATGCAGGCGTGCGAAGAGAAGCGAGCCCGGCTGGCGGCGAACCTTGGCGTTGATCCGTAAACGTCGGCAACTCGTCGAACCGATAACCGCAAACGCAGGGGAAGATCATGGCCGTTGCCGCTTCGAGATCTTACAAGGTCGCGTTGTCCGCCGTGTCGATCTCGACGGCGATCACAATCATTCAGATCAAGGCCGGGGCTACCGTCCCGCTCCAGATCATCGCCGCGACCATCGATCAGTCGTCCACCACGACCAGCACGCAACTGCGAGCCCAGCTCAACCGCAAGTCCGCGGCCGCGACCGTGACAACGCAGACGCCCGAAAAGCTGGGGCCAACCACCGACCCGGCCGCGTCGGCCGTGGGCGGAACGTCGGCGACCGGCACTAACGCCTCGGCCGAGGGGACGGACACGGGGGTGATCGGCGAAGGCGCGTTCAATTATCTGAACGGCTGGGTATTGCCGGTCAATCCGAAGGCGCTTTACTTCGTGGACGCCGTCGGCATCATCGGGCTGAAGTTCCCGGCCGCCCCCGGCGCGACCACGTTCATCGCAGTTATCCTGTTCGAGGAACTCGGGTAAATGAACGTCTCGTTTGAAGTCGAGCCCGACCGGTCGATCATGGTCGTTCTCGACCGGCCGGCCGATTGCGTTCTGATCCCGTACCAGGATGCCTTCGACCTGGCCGACTCCCTCGAGCTGGCGATCAACGACGCCCGCGACGAGAACGACCTGATAAACGTCCCGGCGCTGAAGCGGGAACAGGAGCAAATCAAGATCGGCGTTCACGCGGGTCAGGTCTCGCTCGTGTTCGGCTGGTGCGATCGTCTTCGGTACACCTGGCGATCGGCCGAACTGCTGATGCAGGCGATCCGCTTGAAGGGTCAGGGCGTGCAGTATCTAGTGGAGAAGGCCATGCTGTTGCCGACGCTCTCGCATGGCCAGGCGGCCCGGGCGTTGCAGCACGCCCACTAGGCCCAATCGAATCACGTCCCCGGCCCGTGCGTGATGCGAGTCTCGCGGCGGGCCTTTTCCTTTGGAGTCGCGATGGCTGTTAGCTTCTACGTCATGCCTGGTGTCATTGACACCGACCCCGTGAAGGGCTACGCGCGGCACTACGGGAAATATTGGTACACGACGCTCGTCAGTTACGCCAAGCAACAGTTCTACATGGGCATTCAAGATACATGGATCGTCGGCGTTGAGAGCATCAGCGGGGCGGACGACGCGACACTCGTTACCGATGCGACAGTGACGAAAATCCCGCCGCTCGCCAACAACGTCGGAGCCGGTCCGCTCGCGACCGTCAAAGCGAAACTAGAGACCTACAACTTGCCAGCCGATTGGGTCATCGCCGGGACGCTCTACCAATCGATCATGCACTACTCCTGCACGTTCTGTCTGTTCATGCAGAAATACAACGGGGTCGATATTCAAGGCCCGCTCCTGTTCGATGGCACGGTGACGCTCGACACCGCGTTCAATGCGCTATCGGCTCAGGTGCAAGCTGCGCTGATCGCTGCGGCAACGGCATTGGGTCTTAGCACAGCAGGACTCTCGGGGGCGACGAAACTGCGATCGATCCTCAAGAGCATTGGCGACCAGTGGCCAACTGTGGTTGGGCCGATCGTTTTGCAGGGGGTGACGCTGTGAGCGTGTTGGCTTCCGACAGTTTCGATCGTGCGGATGAGGCTCCATTAGCGAGTCCGTGGGGAAGCCGAAATGTTGCAGGCGATCTGGCTTTCAATTTGACTGGCAACAAAGCAGTTCGTAACGCTGATTTGGATGCCCGTGAATATTACGACGGCGGAGTGACGTGGCCAAACGATCAATATAGCCAGTCGCAATTAACAGTAACCGGGACGACCGGGGGCGGCTCTGGGATCGGTCTTTCGTTGCGTGGTGCGACCGGCGCAACGACGTTTTACAGATTTGCGATTGACCATGCAGCTAGTAACAATTGGGACCTTAGCTTATTGACAGCCGGAGCCTTGTTTGGTCTTGCGACCGGCACACAAGCATTCAGTGACGGCGCCACGTTCAAGTTCAGAATTATCGGTGGTGCGTTGGATGTGAGCATCAATGGCGGAGCGCCTTTCGCATCAGCGACCGACTTCAACATTGCGTCTGGCAAGCCTGGCCTTGCATATTCCAGCAGTGAAACATCAGCGTCGGTCGATGTGTGGGAAGGTGGCGATAACTCCGTGACGCTCCAGCAACAGCCCATTGCGAGCCTCTGGCTTCCCCTGGTGGCCGCATGATGCACCGCAAGATCAAGCCGGTTGACGTGTCCGTGGCCATCGTGAAACTGGTCGGCGTGACGTGGCGGGACACGGGCGGAACGAACGGCTGGCTCGCCGATCCGCTACCAGAGTGGGCGCTTGAGTTGGCGAAGAGCTTGCGACTTGACGGCGTGATACTGAGTGTGTGCCTTCGGAAACTTCCGGCGGGCCAGGGGATTCCGTTGCACGTTGACCCGAAGCAGCATCAGTCGGCGAAGGTAATCGAGCGGCGGTATCACGTCCCGCTTGTGACGCATCCGCTGGTGACGATGCGTTGGCCGGACGAAGGCGAAGAGGTTCATATGGAAGCGGGCTGGCTGTACGAAGTGCGGATCGACAGGCCGCACGAGATTGTGCATCGCGGGCCGGTGGACCGGGTTCATTTGGTCGTTCACTGCGGGGAAAATCAATGCTCCTATTGACCAGCACGAGCGACCTGGTTCGCGTTGTCACCGGGACTGGTAGTTCATCCATCAAAGTCCATGCGTCCTGGGTGGACAACGCTTCGGGCACGATCACGCCGGGCCGAACGAACACGGCCGATATCACCACCGCGACAACGACCACGATTGTAGCTTCGCCAGCGGTCAGCACTCAGCGCTCGGTTCGCCATATCAACATCCGTAACAACCACGCGAGCGCGGCCGAAATCGTCACAGTCACGCATGACGACGGCACGACTGTAGAGCAACTTTTCACAGTCACGCTCGCGGCCGGCGAATCTCTGGTCTACGGCGAGAACGGCATTTGGGTCTACTACGACGCGAACGGCAAGCCCTACATGGGCCTGGGGCCGCTGGCCACCAAGGCGGAAATGGAGGCGGGCACAAGTGCGACGGTGGTAGTCACGCCGAGCGTCGCTCAGTATCATCCGTCGGCTTGCAAGTTTTGGGTGAGCACCGCACCCGGTTCGGTGAACGACGCATCGTACAACGTGACGAGCGTCTCGGATGCCGCGGCTGGCGTTACGGTCATTACAATCGCCACCGACTTCTCTTCAGCCAACTGGTGCTGTCAAGCCACCTGCGAAAGCACGTCCGACACGATGACCGTGACCAATCTGAAGTTCGTACGCGTCGGTCTTGCGGATCAGACGGCCGGCGCAGTGAACATTGAGACTCATGACGGAACAGCCATCACGGCCGCCCTGGAAGACCCTACGACCTGGTTTGCTTGCGGATACGGGGACCAATAACGGAGATCGGACATGAGCGCAACTTTAGACAGTCAGGGATTCAACGGCGTCGCGACGTTCTCCGACGCCACGCAACACACGCTGTCCGCTGAAACGATCATCGAAAACGCTGCTGGCTTCAGGGTGATTCGAGTGAGCGCTCGCCGTGTTTCTGACGGCGCAGCGAAGGTCTGGTTTCTTGAGGTCGGCTTCAAGCGCGACACTGGAAACTTGACAGTGTTTGGGCTGACGTTGCTGGCCACGAAGGGAACCGCGGCAGACCTCATAGCTTTGGTTCTGGCGGCAGTCACAGTCGATGCTGTCGATTCAGACATGCGCATCCGAGTAACCGGCCTTGCCTCTACTGAGATTGATTGGGCGTTCACTACTTCGGGTGAGGCAGTCGTTCATGGATAAGGCACAAGATCGTCAGTCAGGAAACTAAGAGGTCAGCGATGAAGCACACTCTTGATGACCAGGTGCCTATCGCAATCACGATGGATGACGGCACCGTGACTGTGATGAGCTTCATGGTTCGGGCCAGCTCACCTACGCTGCCGTTCGGCGCGGTGTGGTCGAAAACGCCGGGCGTTTGGAACCGTTCGCCGTCCGACGCGAACATCTTTGCGGAAATCAGCAAAGCGTTCCCGTTGACGGACCGGCACGGCCTACCGAAGCCGCAGCCGGTTCGGTACAAGGTCGTGACCTGGGATTCGATTCCCAAGGACCGGACATACCGCAACGCGCTACGGCACACGGACGCCGGGTTCCATCACGACATGCCACACGCTCGCCGGTTGCACATCGAGAAGATGCGCAGCCGGCGACTGGCTGCCTTGGGCGTTCTTGACCGTGACTACACACGCGCGATTGGACAAGGCAAGACTGATGAGGCGGCAGCGGTGGAAGCCAAGCGTCAGGCGTTGCGAGACGCCCCGCAAACCTTGGACGCGGAAAGTGCTCAGACAATCGATGAGCTGAAGGCGATCTGGCCGGCGGATCTGCCGAGATAACATGTCGATCAAAGCGACCTACGATCCGAGCTTCGATATCAAGCATTGGTTCGGCGGCACGCTGGTCGTCGAATCGTGGTTTGATCGGCAGTGGGACGCGGACGCCGGAGGCGGAGTAGCCAGTCAGCCGCGCCGGGCGCGTACCGTCGATTGGGACGATGCCGCCGATTGGTCCGACTGGCCGCAACGCCGCGTCAAGTTCTTCGTCGGCATACCTCCCATTGTTGACGCCCCACTCCCGTCTCGCGACCAGCCTGCCGAGTGGCCAGCCGAAGTGGAGTGGCCAGCGACCGCCCAGCGGCGGATCGTTTCGTCGCCGGTTGTGGCGAACCAGCCTCGCCCGCCGATCCGTGCGACTGACTGGCCGAACGAATCCGAATGGGCAACCCCAATCCAGCGGCGAGTCAATCCCGATCTGCAAATCCAACGGCAGTTCCGAGCGACCCGCCCGCCCCCGTGGGACGTTGTCGAAGAGACGTGGCCGCAACGTCCGCCGCGCGAAGTCCGCAGCGGGCCAACGTACCCGCCACGCAACAGGCTGTCGGCGTGGCCCGACGAAAGCGACGCATGGTTCGCGGTCGCTCGCACGGTTCGATACGTTCCCGACGTCATCGTGGCCGCCTCTCAGGTTGCATATCGGCGACTGCTGCCCTTCGACCTGGCTGACGAGATCTGGCCATTGTCGCGGCCGATCAGGTTCTTCAGTGGCATCGCGCCCATCGTCAACGATCCGCTGCCTTATCGCGATGTTTTCGACTTTCCGTCGCCCGAAGTCGAGTGGCCAGTCGCGGCCCAGCGGCGGATCGTTCAGCAGGTGATCGCGGCGGCAAGTCAGCCGCGATTTCGGCCGACAGCAAATTGGCAGGATGAGCCCGAAGCTTCCTGGCAGTGGCCAAAACGGATCGCTCGCGAAACACGGGCAGGACCTACCTATCCGCCAAGAAATCGGCTCGCGGCGTGGAGCGAGGAGGCCGACGCCGGCCCGTGGCCGGTTCGATTCATTCGACTCGTGCCGCCCATTGCTCTTGTTCCCGCCGCCCTTCGCAGGAAAGCGTTCGAGCTGGCTGACGATCTGGTTTGGCCGGGTCGGCGAATCAAGTTCCCCAGCGGTGTGCCCCCGGTCGTCAATGCCCCGCTACCACGTCGCCGTGAATTTTGGGTTGATTGGTCGCCCGAGGATTTCAGCGTATGGAGCCAGCGAGCCTATCGCCTGCTCGTCGGGTCTGTGGTCTACATCCTCGGCCCATACCACGTTCCCGCTGCGATTGTGCACGTTGGCGGCGCAAAGGCGGCGGTCGTGGACGAGGGCGGAGCAAGGGCCGCGACTATACACGTGGGAGGCGTTAAGGCCGCAGTTTTGTTCAATGCTGGAGGACCCGGGGGAGGTTGACATGCCGTGGACAGTTGACATAGAGCTTGACGGCGACAAGGCGGCGAGCGGCGCCGAGGTCGGCACCATTGTCGGCACGTTTGCCGATGCGTCGGCCTTTGTCGTGCCGTTCGTGTTCTCGATGCGCTCCGAATTCAAAGCGGCTGCTCGCGCAGCAATCAAAACAGCCTTTGCCGATGCGTTGACGGCGGAGACCGCCAAGCGTGCCCGCGAAACAACTCTGGAGGCTGCACTGACGACAGTGCTGAACAGCTAATGCCCGCAGCAAAAACCAGCAGAATCCTACTCGCGAGCGTCAGCAATGGGGCTGGCGCGACCGTCAACGCAACCGAACTCGACCTGTCCACGAAGTACGGCGCTCTGGTGTGCGCCCGTATCACGAACGGGGCAACCGGGCCAACCATCGGCTGCGACTTCGTGGTTTACACGGGAGACGTGACTGGCGACAAGAGGGAGTTCAGCCGGCAGACGGCACCCGTAACGAATAATGCCGTGACCGATTTCTCGGTCGAGATTCCTCCGTCGGCGATGTTCGTCAACGTCACGTTCACGGGCAACACGGGGCAAGATGTTACGGTCGAGTGCCACGCTCAGGAGTTGACCGCGTTATGAGCAGCTACCGGGCCAAGCCACCGAAGGGAGCGCGACTCAGCTACGGGCATCGGCTGGGCGAGGGGCTCGTCTCGGCCTGGCTGTTCGACGAGGGCGGCGGCCCGAAGATTTACGATTCGGCCAACAGGAACAACGGGACGCTTACCAACTTCACAGCTACGTCGGGATGGTCGAGTGGCCCGTTTGGCGACTGCTTGACGTTCGACGGCGTCGATGACTACATAGACGTACCGAATCATTCGACGCTCGGCATCACGGCGCAGATAACTATGTCAGCGTGGGTGCGACGGCTGGGGGCTTCCGCTGGCCAGTACAAAACGATCATCAGCCGGTGGGGGAACTCGAATTCTTACGTGTTCCTTTACGACGACACGGGCAACCAATTGCAAGTGCGATTGAGCGGCCTCTCGACGGTCACTGTCAGTCGGTCTGTGTCTATCGAGGATTCGCTCTGGCACCATGCGACAGTTACTTACGACGGCGCGAACATCACGCTTTACTTGGACGGGTTGCAACTCGGTGCGCAGACTGCATCGACTGGATCGATTATTAACAACAACCTGTCGCTGCGAATCGGCCGCGACAACACGGGGTTCGGCACGGCCTACTGGAACGGCCAACTCGATGCCATCGCCATTTACAACCGGGCCCTGTCGGCATCCGAAGTGCGCCAACTGTACTCCGATCCGTTCGCGGCGTTCCGGCGCAGGCAGACGCCGGTTCCGGTAAAGGGGCCGCTGCTCGTCGGTGGTTATTACCGTGTTGCGGCCGCATCCACGCACACGCCCGGCGCACAAGCCGGTCAGACCAAAGGTGAATTATGAGTCAGACAGTGGGCGTCATCAGCGGGAGAACCATTTCGCGCTCGGGGACCGTGCTACTCGCGCGCGTCGTGGGCGCGAACAACGCGAACATCACGCAAGCCACGCTCGCTGCGATCGCGTACCAGGTCCGCGACCTGGAGGCCGACGTTTCCGGGGCCTTGCTCCCGATCGTGATCGCGACGTCGATTTTCGACACGCTGCAAACCGGCGGCGCTTGGGACGCCGATACGACCGGCTACAACTTCGCGTTCACCGTGCCCGCCTCGGCGTTCGCCTGGACGCCCGAAGAGGACCTCGCCGGCAACCCGAAGCCGCGCCGATTCCGCGTCGATGTGCGGTTCACGCCGGTCACCGGTGAGCCGTTCGTTGTGCCGTGGGCGTTGTGGGTGCAACCGACCTGGATTGGGAGCTAAGCCGTGAACATCCGCAGCGATTGGAAGGCATGGGACAATCTCGAGTCGGTCGGGCTGCTCTCCGAGCGCGGCACGATCGACTACGGGCTCACTCCGCTGACCGCCAAGCGCAGGGCCCTGGCGTGGAAGGAACTGGCCGCGTCGGGCGGCGCGTACACCGGGCAGGACCTCGTGTGGCTCATTCCGGCCGAGCTGCTCCCGCCCGACACGATTCCCAAGCTGTCGGATCGCATCCAGGACGTCAACGGCGTCGAGTGGACCATCCTCGAAGCCGCTCTCAATTCGTGGTCCACCTGGTGGCGACTCGTCACGCGCAACTTTGTTCTTTCCGCCGATCTTAGCGAGCTGGTAACGCTGCAACAGCCCGACGCCAAGCAGGACGCTGCCGGCGTTCGTCAGCCGGCCTACACGACGGCCGTCGCCGACCTTCCCGCCCGAATCCAGGAAACCGAGGTCGCGGCCGAGGATCGGCTCGGCAAGCGTCAGGCGGTTCGCCAGTTCACGGCGTGGGTCGGTCGGCGGATCCGGCCGGCGGCCAACTGGCGGCTCATTGGTGCCGACGGCACGGTCTACCAGATCACCGGCTGGCGATCGGCCGACCGGTTCGACGTGCTCCAGGAACTCGACTTGGAGATCGTTCAGTAGGCGGAATTAAGCCGCGCTTTGTTAGAGTCCAGGAGTCTAACAGGGCACGTAAATGGCCGGCGCCGCAAGCATCCAACAAAACGTGACACTGGCCTACAAGGGCATTGCCGAACGGCTCGGCCTGGCTCTCGCCGCGGCCGCCACAACGCTCGTTGCCGAGCACCAGCGACGGATCAACATCGCCAACCCGCGGCCGTATAAAACGCCGTCACGACGCGGCGAGTACCCGAAGAAGCGAACGGGCTTCGGGCAGGCCAATGTGATGTACCAGCCGACGTCGCCGGGCGAAATCGGCAAGCAGCAATTCGTGGACGTCGGTTACGCGGCCAACGCGTTCTACATGCAATGGCTACACGACGAGCACAACCGCAAGGGGATCGAAGAGACGGCCAAGGACATGAACGCGCAATTGCAGGCCGTGGTGGCTCGCGTGGCGCAACAGCAGACCGGGGGCGGCTGATGGTCGGCCCCGAACACGTCGCCGCCGGCGTGATGGGTCGCTGGCAAGTGACTCTGGCCCGTGTGAATTGTCCGGGCGGCATTTGGTACGGGAAGGTCAACGAGCAAGCCGTCGCTTCTTACGCGATGCTCGTTGTGACGGCCGAGCCGATCGTGCGGATCTCCGACGGCCGGTATCACCGATTGTTCGCCGTGCGGATCAGCGTGTGGGGCGACGCGGGGGCCGACAAGTTTAGCGCGGGCGGAACGGCCCGCGCGGCAATCGAGGCGATGATGCCGGGCCTGACCGTGCCCGAAGCGATCAAGGTGGTTGATATTCGGACGGGGACGGGCGAGTTGAACGTCGAGGATTCTCCCCGCAATGCGTCGGACGTGTGTTTGGCGACGATGGAATGGCGAGTGCTGATCGAGGGGAACTGAACATGATCGCAAGTGCCTGCATTCTCGGAATCGCTATTCTCGTCGCGCTCGCGATCTACGCGGGAGCCGACACGCTGGGGGCCACATTCCAAACGAACGCCAACGGCACCTACGTCAAGGGCGCGTCCCAGCGATCGACACAGACGGCGTTCCAGCTCGGCCAGAACTCGATGCCGCCACTCGTGAAGACGTACACCACGGGCACGGGGACCGATCAGGCGAACAAAATGTTCGTCAACGTGTACACGATCGCGGGCACGACCAATCAGGACCTCGATCTCGCCGGCAGCCTGATCGACGATCAGGGCAACACTTTGACGTTCGCGGCGATCAAGGAAATCCTGGTCATCATCAACTCTCCGGACGGGACCAAGAAGCTCGAAATCGGCCCGGCGGCCGTCGCCAACGCGTTCATTGGCCCGTTCGCAGACGTGTCCGACAAGTTGACCTTCTTCGATCACATTCGGCTGTCCCACCCCTACGCGGGATGGACAGTGACGGCGGGCACGGGCGATATCATGCGGCTTCGGAACTCGTCGGCGACGGCGCTCGACGCGACTGTCATCATCGTTGGCTATTGACCACGCCGGCCGGCGGCGGTTCTCGCGACACACCGATGGAGGGCTGAGCGATGGCAACCTGGTCTGGCGCGGGTGGAGCGGTCACAGTCACCGGCACCGATATTGCCATTGGCGTCGCCAAGTGGGAAGTCGAGGAAACCGCCGTCCTCGCGAACAAAACGAACAGCACGTCGCTCGGCCACAAGCAACGGCAGATGACGATCGTCGATACGACGTTCTCGATCGAGATGCCTTGGGACGACAACAAGGACCCGGCGGCCATCGGTATCAACCGGGGCGCGTCGGTCAAGATGGTCCTGAATAAGGGCCTGTCGGGCAAGAAGATCACGACGCAAAACGCGATCATCGAGAAGGTCAAATTCATCAACGACGAGGACGAGGACATTGTCCGACTCAACATCACCGGGTACTCCCAGGAAATCGTGGTTCACTCCTAATGAGCAAGCTGTCGAACCAAGCGGCCGTCGCCGGCACGCCCGGCGTTCTCGTCATCGGCGAGCGAACCCTCTTGGTCCAAAAGCCGTCCGCCAACGATTTGCTGCTCATGCAGCGGTGGGTCTTGTCGCAGCCGACGGTCGGCGAGACGCAGGGGCTCTGCGACGCGGACCTCAACGGGCTCTCTCCTGAACGCCAGCTCTTGCTCATCCGCGAGTTCGCCAAGGCCAAGAACGGCAAACGCACGCCGACCGATGCGGAAATCATGCAGCTCACCTACTCGCCTGCCGGCGTCGCGCTGCAGCTCTGGCTCGCGGCTCGCAAGAACCACCCGGACTTCACTCGCGAGAAGGCCGCGGCCCTCGTGACGGCCGACAACGCCGACCAGGTGGCGATCGGCCTCGACGCGGCTTGCGACGCGGAGGATGGCACGTCCGACCCAAAAAAGCCGGCTGGGCAGGACTCCTAGCCTGCCAGTTCGCCGGCGATCTGCCGCACGCCAAGCTCATCCGGGCGGTTGTCGCCAAACATGAAACATGGACGCCGGCGTACGTCGCCAACATGCCCTACGATCAGTTGCTCGCGTGGTCGGGAAGTGGAAGCGAGATATCGAGCGGCGAGGCGATGGACCGAATCCGCGAACGCAAAGAGCGGGAAGGGAGGGAGTGAGCCGTGGCAACCAAGACCAAACTTGGCGAGCACTATGTTCGCTTCACCGCCGAAGGTCTCAAGCAAGCCGAGCAAGACACATCCAAGACCGCCAAGAAGGTCGAAACGACCTGGGGCAATCTCCACAAGGCGATCACCAAAAAGTTCCAGGGCGGATTCGGCGCGATCGGGAAGGGGCTGTTTGCGGTCGCGGCTCCAGCGGCCGGGCTGCTCGCACTTGGCGCTGGGGTGACGATTTTGAGCTTTGCGTTCAGCGGGTTGGCGGCAGTGGCCGGGCTAACGTGGGCCGTTCTCACTGCGCCAATCGTGCTGACCGTGGCTGCGATT